CTAGCTGTTGGAAATGCCAGTAAAATTAAAGGTAAGAATTTTTTCATTTTTTAGGAGAATCAGGATCTACAATTTCTGCACCAATAATCTTAATCGGTGTCTCAATTCTAACGGTTTGATAACCACCAGACTGTGATGCTAGTAACTGTTCTACTTCTTTTTTATTAAGAGGTTTATCTTCTGGTGATTTATATGTGCCGTCACCACGTTTCTTAGCACCCTCCAAACCGAAACTGGCTAACGCTCCAGTAAGAAGAGAAGCTGGAAATGTAATGTCTTTTGGTTCGTTACTGTAACCAGGAATAGTAATGTAGTTTAAAGACACTATAAAACCACTCCAACCCACTACAACTAAACGGACTACTACTGATATAAAAGCTAATTGTTCTTCCTTATCTTCAATAGTCTCTTTTATTTTTTGTATGGGGTTTTTCTTTTTTTGTTCTTCCATAATAGTTATATGACAAAGCCCTATTTATGGGGGAATAGGGCTTATTGACTGTGTGAGGTAGTCAAGTCAAAATTAGCAAACATATACATAATTGGAAAGTACCTAGTAACAAGTATGAATCATCAAGAATTTTATGAAGTTCTTATTGGTAAAACACCAACTGAAATAGAACTTGATATTGAAATTAGAAGAAGAGAAATAAAACAGATGCCTGATGCTGTTGTAAGAGAAGTCTGTCTAGAACTAATGAAAGAGAACAAACTACAAGATTTTCTTATAATGGCTGCTATAGACCGTATTTCAGAAATGAATACAAAACTTATACGCTATGAAATATCAGAACATCACAGAACAAAAAATACAAAGACTACTAAAAAGAAAAAATATAAAACTAAAAAAACCTTACTTGACAGGTTTAAGACTATGCTGAGCGTGTTCAGATGACCTTCTATCATCCCAAAGAACTTTATAATAATATTGATTAACACCTAGCTTATTAGCTCTTGTAAGGGCTTCTATAACTGTTCCTATGTTCTTTTTATATTTACCTCCTGTGTATCCAATCGTATGATTTCTTACGACACGATCATCAATCTTGAATCGTTGTCCTACTGTAGCTGTCTTGGGCATAAATTTCTAAAACAAGGTATATTGGTTGCAAGAACATTTTAACTATGGAAAAAGCAAATAAATTAGAATTATTAGAACACCTTCATACAGTTCTCATACAAGAATTGTTAGACAAGGTGAAAAGTGGAGCAGCAAAACCTGGTGATCTTAACGTAGCAAGACAACTATTGAAGGATAATGGTATTGAATGTATTCCAACAGAGAAGAGTCCTATGGAAGATCTTATGTCAAACCTTCCAGACCTTGATGTGATACCTGCACTTGAGAGATAATTGCAACCGCTTCCTGAGAAACTACAAGACTTTAGATACTTTCTAATCATAACGTGGCGTCATCTTAACCTACCTGACCCCACACCAGTTCAATTAGACATTGCCGAGTATTTACAGTATGGACCTCGTAGAAAGATCATACAGGCCTTTAGAGGAGTGGGTAAGAGTTGGATCACTTCTACCTATGTCGTATGGAAACTACGTATGAATCCACAACTAAAGTTCCTTGTTGTCTCTGCAAGTAAGGATAGAGCAGATAATTTCTCTACATTCACCATGCGTCTTATCAATGAGATGCCAATATTAGCTCCACTGCGCCCAGAAGACACTCAGAGAAACTCAAAGATAAGTTTTGATGTTGGGCCTGCATCTGCTGATCATGCCCCTTCTGTAAAGTCTCAAGGTGTCTTAGGTCAGATGGCTGGTAGTAGAGCAGATGAAGTGATTGCTGATGACGTAGAGGTACCAAATAACAGCTTTACTCAACCGATGAGAGACAAACTATCAGAAGCTGTAAAAGAATTTGATGCAATACTGAAACCAAGCGGTAAAATTACCTTTCTCGGTACTCCACAAACAGAACAATCTTTATATCTGACACTAGAAGAGCGTGGATATACAACACGTATATGGACTGCACGTTATCCAGAACTTAAAAACAACTACGGTGATAGATTAGCTCCTAAGTTAGCTCAGAGGCTATCAGAAGAGCTTGTAAAACCTAAAGATCCTGTTGACCCTGATAGGTTTTCTTCAATAGATCTCATGGAACGTGAAGCCTCTTACGGACGTTCTGGGTTTTCTTTACAGTTCATGCTCGACACTAGCCTTAGTGATCAAGACCGTTACCCTCTCAAGCTATCAGACCTAATAATCTCCTCTGTTAACCCTGATCATGCACCAGAAAAAGTAATCTGGTCCTCTTCTCCCGAGTACGTCATCAAAGAACTACCATGTGTTGGCTTTAATGGAGACCACTTCTACAGACCTGCACAGCAATTTGGTGACTGGATTGAATATACAGGCTCAGTCATGTTCATTGACCCCTCTGGTAAAGGACGTGATGCTACTGGTTACGCTGTTGTAAAGATGCTTAACGGTAATCTATATGTCCCAGACGCTGGTGGACTAAACGGTGGCTACTCAGACGCTGTTTTAACAACACTATCCAAGATAGCCAAAACAAATAAGGTAAATACCATCCTCGTTGAGTCAAATATGGGTGGTGGTATGTTCGCTGAACTATTAAAACCCTTCCTAATGAAATATCATCCCTGTGAAGTACAAGACGTACGTAATACAAAGACTAAAGAACTAAGAATAATAGATACCCTAGAACCTGTTATGAACTCTCACAGGCTCATAATAGACCGTAAAGTCGTAGAAAAAGACTATAGATCCAATCCCAACGAAGCACCAGAACGTAAATTAAAACTTCAACTCTTCTATCAAATGTCTCGCATAACAAAACATAGAGGTTCTCTTGTACACGATGACATCTTAGACGCTCTATCAGGTGCTGTAGCTTACTGGACTGAATATATGAACCAGGATGAAGACCGTAATATAAGATCTCGTAAAGAAGAATTACTTTCCATTCACCTAGATAATTGGGGTTCCTCTATTAACAATTCTGTTACACAAACTGCACTAGGTCTTACACCTGCACAGATAAGAAATTCTAATGCCTCTAACGATGGATTTATAAGTAACACTTATTAGGTGCCATCTGTAGATAAATAACCACCTTTTTTATGAAGGGGGGGACTATAGGGGGGGTAGCTACCACAGAATGTGGGTAGTGATTTGGCTCTGACAAATTACTGCCCAGTTTAGACACCTAAGACAATAATAGTTAATTACATAGTCACAGAATCTCCAAAGAACTATCATCATCAGAATAATCTTATAAAATAAATAATATAAGATCCCTATAAGACACTTCTGGGCAGTCTATAGGGATCTTATAGTCCTTTTATAGATAATCTTATAGTTAACTATTAGATATCTTATAGATAACCTATACATAGGTCTGAAATAATTTTGGAACAAAAATTTGAAGGGTTTACGCATATATACAAAACTAAAAGTCCCCCCTATGCATAGACTTTTTTGTGTAGATTCTTACTATAACTACAGTCTTTTTATTGCAGTACTGTCATAAAGACAGTTCTACACACTAGTGGTAGATAGGGTTTTAGGAACTTTGGACACAATATTGGACTATTTGGACACAAAAAATAGAACATAGGGGGTATATAGAGGTCTAATTGTTACAAAGTGTTAAGGATTTGTTATTTTATTTTATCGATGCCCACGTCTTACATATCCTACGCATAGGACTACCACAAATAGATCCTAAGCCCAGAAACTAATTAATCAAATGCAAACTATTACGACACCTTATAGTCCAACAACATTTAAAAAATTGTTTGACTTTGGAAAGATTGACTACTACGGAAATGGCAGAAGAACTTGTTTAGTTGAAATAGAAGTTGAACTTAAAGACGGATGTTTTAGTGCTAGTGGTTCTGTATGGAATAACCTTAAAACAGATATTGTCATGGGTGGTCAATGCTTAGATAGTCTTAAGGACTACTTAGCATATGATCATACCTTTAAGACTATTTATAGAATATGGAAGCTTTACCACTTAAACGATATGCAACCTGGAAGCCCTCAACAGATGGCCTATTTAAATACTTTAACTAGACCAGAGGGTGCAGAGTGCTATACGTGGGAGTGTTCAAAACTAGCAGAGGTTGATCTTTATATAGATAATTCTTATCTAGTAGACGGCAAGCCCTATAAGTACGGTACAAGATGGTTAAAAGCTGAACTACCACAGTCAGTAATTAAAGAGATCAGAGATCTTTAGACAATCCCATAGAGCCTTTAAGAAGGTTCTATAGGGTTCTCTCATAGATTGAACCTTAGTAGTTCTAAAGAACTACAATTTTGCCCAGTAACTAATTATTAATTATGTCTAATTCATTAGATGACAGATACAGTATTAGTCTTGAATACTGTGGATATAAAGAACCACAGTATGTAGCTAGATACTGTGATGAATGGATAGGTTGTAAACCTACCAGAGGTGAAGCTTCAATAGTTGCTTTAGAGCATCGTATGGAGTTCTTAGAGGGGTTATTAAAATGACTATTACTAACCCTGACTTCGTTAGTGTAAGACTGCCTATATATTGGGCATCTTACATAGCTAATGATGTTAAAGACTCTTTAGAAGATGGAGAAGAACAACTTATTAAAGAGACTTTAGATTTAATAGGTGTTAAACGTGAGCATAACGCTGATGTTAAAGACGACGTTCACTTTGAACGCGCCTATTATCCTGGCTTAGATGCTGGTGAATATTGTACTTATGTCTTTTATCAACTATGACTCCAAACAACAAGAATAACGACGTTAAACAACAACGACGGGCCGTTATAGAAGATATTTGGTTTAATAACCAAGATGTAACCGATGAGGACTTATCTAAAGAGTATGAGTCCTTGGGAATTAAAGAAGAGCCTAGTTAAATCTAGGCTTTTTCTTCTGTTTTTTTTATTTATTTTTTTATGTGTGTTAGTTGCTTATTATCCGTAGCCGAACTTTAAATGAACCTATTAAGAATTTTTTCTGTATGAATTTTTAACAGGCTCTTTTGAGTCTATTGTCCCAGATTATTAATTTTATGAAACTAAGTAACAGTCAAAGTATCCCTGTTGAATATTTAAAGGGAGCATGTATCTTTTTATCCGAAGGGGATGAAGGGAGGTATATCAAAGACGTGTGTGTAGACCTTGAGAAACATTCTATTATTCTTATTGATGATGAGGGTAATGGAATGTATTGGGAGTCCTTACAGCATGCAGAGATCCAGTTCCAGGGGGGTAGGTAAATGATTAAGCCTTCAGTTAATTGGGAAGTTCGCATAGGTAAAGGAACTACCTATGGTAAAACTAAACAAGAAGTTTTAAACAGAGCAAGTAAACGAATAAAAGAACAAGAAGAAAAAGGTTTATCATGGGAACTTCATCAAGTATGGACAACACCTAGAACAAGACCTTATCCCAATGTTTTAATTATTGGCTCTACTGGTGATGATGGAGTTTCAAGACCACATGATATGTGGATTGAAAAATTTAATTCTATTAATTTAAAACCAGGAACTAGAAGAGGTAAGCTTCATTGGGTTGATTCATCAGGTACTAGGTCAGTTTTTTATTATTCTGAGAGAGTATGTAATTCTTCTTATGAGGATGCTATTGATTTACCAATTAATATCTACAATGAATTAGTTATTTTTCTAAAAAAACATAAAGTACCTGTTCATTTATTTTTATTACAAGAAGATCCAGGTCTTGGAATTATGCTACCTCAAGACAATAAAGAAAATCATTTTAGTTTTAGACAAGAAAACTGCTTACAGGGGGTAGGTAAATGAGTGAACATACTATCTCTATGTCTTGTCGAATAGATGAACTACCAGAACAGCATCAGGTAACTATTGTTCATTTAGTAAATCATCTTGCAAGCTTGCCTGGTGCATATCAAGAGAACGCTATGGGTAGACTTGCAAAGATTGCTGTAGAGAATCCTTGGCAAGATGACATAGAAGGTCTTGAGAAGTTTCCATTACACGAGGAGGATTTTGATTATGAGTAATTATCCGTACAGTCTTAATGCCATTGCTAGTCATCTAAGGGATCTATCAAAGGAGTTATCTAAGTTATTAGATATTAGCCATGAAGACGCATGGGAAATGTGCATACAAAAACTAGATGATAAATTTTTAATAACAAAATCTAGCAAAGAAAAAAAAATAAATGATCGTATTAAAAATACATTATTTAATTTTGATGCAATAGATAGGGAGACTGATGATTCAATGTCCTAAATGCGGTAGCAAATCTTTAGTAGTTAATACTGTTAGAGAAAGACCTGGTACTGCATATACATGGAGATCCAGAACCTGTAAAGACTGTCGTGTAACTTTCAGCACAAGAGAATACAGCCTTGAGGAACTTGCTAAGTTGATTGATAAGGATGAGGAATCTGTAGTGGATCTTCGCAACCAGTGTGATGATCTACTGGCAGATCTAACCGAACTTATAACCCAGTACAGAACAACTGATGCCAAAGGTAATTAACTTCAACAAGTATAAATACGAACGTAACAAGGTAATAGATGAGAAGATAGCTAATGCAAAACTGAGAATTTTTGAATTGGAATGTCTTATTGAAGCATGGAGACTGTCAAAGCATGAGTGAACAGGTAAAAATTGAACAGGAAATGCTTGATCGGGGCTATGCTTCACGTCAACGAAAAATCCAGAGGTGTATTGAAAAAGGAAGAGAATCAGAAACAGACTATGCAAGAAGCATGATCGCTGCTGGTCTTGAACCTTATTCAAAAGCTATACAGCAGTTTATTGATAGGTCTTGGAGAGGTAAACCAGGACCGAAAGCTATTGCTGCTATTAAGTTATCAGAATTTCCTGATGTAGATGTTGTAGCTTTTATTGCTTTCAAAGCAATTATTGATGGTGCTTCGCAGGGTAACGCAGCTGCAAAAATAGCCATACAGACAGGTCATTTATTAGAAGATGAAATGCGGTTTAGTGTCTTTGAAGAAAGCGATAAACGACATTTCACTGCTGTTAAAAAACATATAACTGATACAACTCACCCACGTTATAGACGAAACATGATGATAGGTCATATGAATAACAGAGGGTTTGTTTTTAAGAGGTGGGCAGAGGAAGAGAAGCTTCGTTTAGGGATGAAACTATTGGATCTTTTAATCAATACTTTGGGTATGGTTAAAGTTGTAACGAAAAGAATTGGCAGGACTAAAAAAAACTATGTGGAGTTCACTGAAAGCATTGACGAATGGATGAAGAGACAAAGGGTAAATAGGTTTGCAAGCTATCCAATCTATATGCCCTGTGTAGAACAACCTATTGAATGGTTAAGCACTACTGATGGCGGTTTTCATACCAAGAGACTGCAACATATCAAAGCTATTAAGAGCAGGGATCTCTCTTACTTGCAAGAAGTATCAGAAAAGAAACCAACAGCGTTTTTTCAAGCATTAAATTGTCTACAGAATACGCAATGGGAAGTGAATACAAGTGTTCTTGAAATTGCTCAAAGCTGTTGGGATAGA